ATAGGGATTAATATATTAGGTTTTACCATTTTTTTCTTTCAAATATTGTGTAGTTTGTTGATGTGCAGTTTTCAAACATGTTTGCACATCACAGCTATTTAAGAGTCCGTGCATGAAGCAGGATGCAAAATGATCGCCTGCTCCTAACACATTTAACCCGTCAATGAATTCGCCTGTAACTTCAGATTTAGATATATTATGAATATAACTTTTTGTAGGTGAATGTATGATCAAATGTTTTCTTATTAATGCCAAATTATCAATATGATCTAAATCTTCTTCAGAAACAAAAAGATAATCAACATATTGAAGATATTCATTTTTTAATTTCCGGCCTGTACATATATCGGCACAAATTATACCTGTTAAATGTTTAATAAAATCTAAATTGTCCAGTTCATTAATATAGCAAATATGATTTATTTTTGCCGGTTGAATATTTTCTCCAAAGTAATTTCTATTCAAATTAGATTTACTAGAACGTTGACTTTGTTCCCTATCAACTGAAATAAAAGAGTTTCCAATGTATATCGGTGATACAAAAATATCAAGTTGAGAATTAATTTCTTTTAGAGATCTCCAAACATTACCAATTCCGCCAAAATTAAATTCTTTTGTTCTGCCGTCATTTATTGTGTCGAGCACAAGATGACCATATAAAGCTATATCAAACATAATTAGAATTTTTCTTTGATATCAATTTCGTAGACTTTTTTCAAATGTTCTTGAAATTCATATTCGGGTAATTGTTTTTTCTGTTCTAGGAATTCAAACAGTTCAACAATAAGGTTTTCCCCACCTTGCCCATTAAGAGTTATAGCTGATTTTTTTACAACGTTAGGAGAATCACTTGGGCAAAATCCATAGGTTACAGCTTCTAATAATTGTACATCGAAAATATCATCTCCGACATAAACTATCTCTTCGGGTGTAACTGAATACTTTTCACAAAGTGAAGGAAGATATTCTAGCTTATCAACGTGCGAAGTATCGTTTCTATTAACTATAACATCTATATTTCTTTTTTCTGCAATACCTATATTAAAAGCATCACCGGTAAGGAATACAACCTTAATACCTAATGCTTTAAATCTTTTAATTGCAGTCCAATCTTTATCGCAAAATGTTTTATATTGAGCAGTACCTTCACGGTTATAGTATTTTCTTCCGTCGGTCATTACACCGTCAATGTCTAGTACAATTAATTTAATCATTTATTTTAATTAATCAATTTTTTCTAAAAGAAGATTATTACCGGCGCCCCATCTATAACATTTATTAATAATTTTGTGATTAGGAAGATATTTTTCTAAAAATGGAATATGATTTCCCGGATCAGATAAAAAATCATGTAATTCTATTTCAATAATTTTAATATTCTTAAGTGCGGTAGAATTTTCAATAACATTTTTTTCTGCACCTTCGATATCAATTTTAATAAAATCAATTTGTTCATTTCCTATGACCTCTTCTAATGTCAAGGTCTCTATATCATTTATTTGCAGTTGATCGTTATTCCATATATCAGTATCACCACAGACACTAAATCCGCCTATATTTAAATGACTTGTACCCATAGTTACTTTATTTTTTCCATAATATATAGCTTTATTAATATGCCTAATGTTAATAGTATCAGATACAAGATTATTTTTTAAATATTGAAAATTATTTGGCATTGGTTCGATTGCGATTATAGTTTTCAATGTTGGGACTTTATCGATTAAAATTTTTGAAACTTCACCTAAACATGACCCGAGGTCAATAAAAGTTTCAACTTTTCTTTGTTTAACAAATTCGACTATTGAAGAAAAATATTCGTTAAACCATTCATTCTTTGTATATTCTATCATTCTGTTTATGTTAGTTGTCATTCCAATACTCCGTTAATGTTTCTGCTACATGATAATGATATTCATGTAATCTATGTTTTGGCCATTCCAAGCTTATTCTCGGAAAAGGCTCAAATAATCTATCCCTTAAGGCAAAATCTTTCGCCAACGCTTCATTCAATTTTGGTGCTGTATCAACAGTATATGTTAATGGATTATCAATATGTTCTTGAATTGAACTATTGAACCTTGCATAATAATACTGACCAATATAGGTTTCGGCTCTTGTTTTAAATCTATAATCTTGTTCGAGGTTAGGATTAGGATCAAAAGGTATATCAAAGACTCTTTTAACATCTTCTGTCCTACCCCAGAACACATGATCTCGTGGATGATAAGGAAATGCACGATACATTCCTAATACAAACATTTTTTTATCTTGCATTCTTTTATTTGCAAAATTATACATCATTTCCATACTAGGTAAACGAATAAATTGATCAGTGCGCATTTTTACACAAAATTCGGAAGTAACTTCTTTCAATCCATTTTTAGATGTATTGATTTGAAGGTTTCGATTTCCTGTACCAGGAGTATCAACTAAATCATTTAATACAACATCAACATAAAAAGGTAATTTGATGTCATGTTGATATGTAGATAAAATTATTTTATCGACAAAATCTAGTGTAGAATATTGTTGGATAATATGTTTAGTATATTCATCACATTTACCCTGTAATACTAATTGAACTTTCATTTAATATAATTGTAATTTACTTGATTTCCACAGATCATTATATAACGTTCCGATTTTATTTATATCAGTGTCTGGTCGACAACCTTTTAATCCTGACCCATTGCGATTTCTATAAACATCATTTGCAACAAAACTTACATGAATCCAATTCTGTAAATATTTCCCCTGATCTCTATATTCTAATAAAAGTTGATCATAAGGCAAATTGTCTCGCATCCACTGACATCTTTCATAATGCAATTTAACACTTCTTGTATTGAATTTTAAATCACAAGCTTGACCATTACCGTGTTGAGCTTGATCTTGTCCTTCTCTAAAACTATTGGTTATAATCCAATCTTTATATTTTTCATATAACGGATCCAATACGTTTTTACAAAGTAAACTTAAATTGCAGACAATTTGATCTACACCGAAACCTTTATTGGTTTTTAATTTGTGATGGGGGAAATCAATTGTTCTACCATCAATCCATGTTCGCAACATATTTTCTAAAGTAAAATATTTGCTTATTTTTAAATCTAAAGGAAAAGTTTTCATACTATGGATCTCTGTACAAAATTGACTTTTACCTGGTATCGCTTTTCCTTTAGCTGCATCTTCTTCTTGAGCTTTTGAGTTCAAACTTCTTTTTACGATCTCTGAATCTAATGTTCCTTTTTTAACATATGACTCAAGATGTTGTATTGCTGCTCGTTGGCCTTCTTTGGTACCATCATCTATGTCGTCTTTATCAACGATCACTATAGCATCTGAACCATTATCTCCAGCAAAAACTGTAGTGCTATTTGAACTTACGTTTCTTCCAGTAGCAGTAATTGCACCTTTTATTGCTACTTTATTTTTTTCTGCATATACTGTAGTTTGACTTTTAACAATCACATCACCTTTATTAGGTGGGGTTCCGATCATACTTCCTTCGGTTGCTACCCACCATTTACTATCATCGCCGTCAGCCATAACTGTAGTAGCACCAGTCTGTATTAGACCACCGGCTCTATCTAATTTTGCTCTAGCTATACCTTCACTGGACATTATGATGAAGCTTTCTTTCCGACTAAACTTTCTAAAATGCTTTTTATACTTGCAGCACTTTTAGCAAAAGTTTTAGTGAATAAATCTGTAACTTCTTTGATCCATCCTGTGACAGTTTTATAAACTGATGTTTCGGTGATCCAAGTTGATAATGTTACAATTGATTTATTAACATAGCTTACGATAAATCCTTCTGCTACGGTAATACCGTTAAACGTAACAGCATCTTTAACTAAAGATGTTATTTGTTCTTTTAAAGGAGGGAATGTAGGTTTTCCAGCATTGACTTCTTTAAAAAAATTATCATGCTGTAATTGATTAGCAAAAAAAGAAGCAACAATTGCATTTTTTTCGTTAATAGATACAGCATTAGTCCCGACAGATACTATCAAATCATTTAAGTTCTTTGCTAATTTTTCTAAACTATCGGCGGTTCTTGCTGTATTATTATTCCAATGCGATAATTGTGCATCATAATCTTGCAGATACTTAACAAGTACTAGAGTCTGTGCAGTGACCTGTTTTCCGTAATCACTTGATGTGCGAAGTTGTGCCGGTGCTGGACGTCTAACACTTCCGGTCCATATGAATTTTTGAATTATCCCGTAGGCCATTATGAAGAAGCTTTCTTGCCTGCTAATGCTTCTAAAATACTTTTTATGCTTGCAGGACTTTTCGGAAAGACTGCTGCTAGATTTTCTGCTTGAGTTTTAATCCAACCTGTAACAGTTTTATATACCGCTGTTTCTGCGATCCATGTCCCAGTAGCCACAACAGTGCTATTAATTTGCTTTATAAGAATTCCCTCAACTACCGCAATTTCGTTAAACAAAATTGCATCTTTAATAGTTGTTTTAATTTGCTCTTCAATTTTTGGCAATTCGGGAACTTTTTGACCTGTTTCAACTAATGCCTGTTTAGTAACTTCAACCTGGAAATTATTAGTCTGGATTTGATTTACAGCAACTGCGGCTTGAATAGCATTATTTTGATTTTGAGCGACTGCAACAGTGCCAACAGAAATATTTAAATCGCCGAGTGCTTTACTTATTGATGCACTTGCATCGGCTATTCTAGCAAGGTTACTGTTTATTTGACTTAAATTTGCATCAATAAAAATTAATTCAGCTGTTAATGCTGTTGTCTGTGCTGCAATTGCAGCACCGGCATCGTCAACTACTATAGCATTACCGGGACCAGTTAATGTAACCTGTGTTGGCATATGAATTTCCTTATTTTAGATATTTATCTTAAGGCAATTCCTGTGGTTCCTTGCATGTATTGATCAGCCGCATCTTTTTTGCTCAATGAGGATGCAAATATATGAGACTTCTTCAAAGTTATATTTTCTTTTTCTCCTAAAAACATCCATGGCATCATACCCAATCCTTGCGGACCGATAGTAATAGCCAATGGTCTGTTAATAGTCATTTCATCATTATTTTCATTTTCGAAACGTGCGATGATTTCATCTCCGTTAATTAGTTTTAAACTAATAACATCGTTGGTACTGAATCCCTTGTTAATTAGCATTTGTTACTTTCTTTAATATCTATAAGCTTCTGATTTGTAAGGACCGTTAACATCAACTCCGATATAAGCAGCCTGTTCAGAAGTTAGTGTTGTAAGCATAGCACCTATCTTATCTAGATGCAACCTTGCGACTTTCTCATCAAGATGTTTTGGTAATGTATATAATTTACCAATTTCATAATTAGAAGAATGATTCCATAATTCAATCTGTGCCAATACTTGATTAGTAAAACTATTGCTCATTACAAAACTAGGATGACCTGTTGCACAACCAAGATTAACTAAACGTCCTTTTGCTAGTAATATAATTTTTTTGCCTGTAGGAAATATTACATGATCAACTTGTGGTTTAATTTCTTCCCATAAAAGATCAGATAGACCTGCAACATCAATTTCGTTATCAAAATGACCTATGTTACAGACAATACTTTGATCTTTCATTTTGTCCATATGTGCTCGTGTAATTACGTTAACGTTACCGGTTGCTGTAACAAAGATATCTGCTTTATCAGCAGCATAATCCATAGTAACAATTTTATATCCTTCCATCGCTGCTTGTAATGCATTAATTGGATCAATTTCTGTTACCCATACTTGTGCTGATAATGCCTTCAATGCTTGCGCTGATCCTTTGCCTACATCGCCGTAACCGGCAACTACAGCAATTTTGCCTGCGATCATAACATCTGTTGCACGTTTAATACCGTCCACTAAACTTTCTCTGCAACCATATAGATTATCAAATTTAGCTTTGGTTACTGAATCGTTAACATTTATAGCTCGTAGTTTAAATTTGCCTTGTTCAATAGCTTCTTTAATTCTATGTATACCTGTAGTAGTTTCTTCACTTACTCCAACGATATCGTTAAGTAGTGTTGGGTACTTTTCATGTACATACCATGTTAGGTCATGTCCGTCATCAAGAAGCATATTGGGTTTCCAATTATCTGGACCCGATAGTGTTTGTTCGATACACCACCAATATTCTTCTTCTGTTTCGCCTTTCCATGCAAATACAGGAATTCCAAGATCAGCTATAGCTGCGGCAGCGTGATCTTGTGTGCTAAAAATATTACAACTAGACCACCGTACACTGGCTCCTAATTCAACTAATACTTTAATAAGTACCGCAGTTTGTATGGTCATATGCAATGATCCTGCAATACGTGCTCCGGCCAATGGTTTTGAATCTTTGTATTCTGCCAATACAGACATAAGTCCCGGCATTTCTGATTCTGCTATGTGTATCTCTTTGTGACCCCAATTAGCCAAACTTATATCTTTAATTTTATAATCCATTTAATCCTCTTGTATTAATTTTTCTAACAATTTGTAATGATCGTATGCTTTTCTTAACGCTTCGTATTTTTCAAGTTTAGCAGGATCGGGTTGTAAAATTGCCAACCGATCTTCAATTTTAGCAAATAGTTCTTCCAAACTTTTGCCCTTGAATTTGATATCACCTTCAAAATTTGCATCACCTTTAACATCAAGGGTACCTTGTGTATTTGGATTTACTGTAACCCATGGTGCTGTATTATTTGTGTGATACTGATAGGTGCCATAGTTTAATCCAGTTCCTGATGTACCATTATTAATAGTCAAATATGGAACAGTCGAACTATCGTGAATCGAAGACGACATATTCGAACTAAAAAACGGATTATGTATATTTGTTGCATCAGCAACATTTAGGGTTACAGTATTTGATGTATCATCTATGGTAATTATATCATCACTATATAAATCATTAATAGACATCATCGACCCCGAGATGTTTTCTTAATTCTGTATAACCGCCAATGGCATTTCCGTTGATAACAATTTGGGGAACTGTGCGAGCAGTTGGAACATTTTCTAGTAATTCTTCTTTAGTCCATCCGTCACCAATTTTACGTTCTTCAAATGGTATACCTTTTTGTTTTAAAAGAGCTTTAGCTTGATCGCAATAGGGACAATAGTATTTGCTCCATACAATTACATTATTCATGTTTTTCCTCCGCTTCTACAATAACGCTAGAGTCACACATTTCCTGTGCAACTGCTTCAAGCGTTGATTTCATTTCTTTTGGCAAATCAAATTTTGCCTTTTCTCCATTTTTTACCAACTTATTAAAAGTTAGTATAATAGTTTTTGTTTCTACTTTTGCCATTTTAAATCCTTATAGATCTGGTAGTTCTTCAAAGTCAACATTTTCGGACATAACCCCAATGACGTATGAAGTTGATTCCGTTTCCTGCAAAGCAGCTTGTTTTTTATTCAAATTTACATGTTTATTGAACCACGGAATAGGTGTTGTCTTCGGATGGTCTTCGAGATATTTAATTCCGACTTCCTTTAATTTTGCATATGCTGTAAAATCTACAAAGTCTTTAAGAATATTGGCATTTAAACCAATTACAACGCCTTTTTTGAATAGATAGTCAGCCCATGCTTTTTCTTCATTGATAACGTCAACATACAGAGCGTACACTTCGTCAGCACATTCTGCTCGTAATTTTTCAAAATCTGCATCGTCACGAACAACTTGATTAATTAGCCAAGCGGTCCATTCTGCATGTAATATTTCATCTTGTAAAATCAAACTGATAATATTTCCATTACCGATGTAGATTTTATTTTCTACCATAGCGAGGGAGGTAGCGAAGGACACCATGAATCGTAGCGCCTCAAGTGCATATGATGCGTGTAATGCAAGCCAAATTGCTCGTTTGTGATCATAGACTGGAATTTCTTCACCCAATTCTTTACGGCAGTTAAGTTGATGTAATGCTTCATAATACCTTCCTATGTTTGATGCCATGCCAACAATTTCGTCAGTATCATGTATCTTGTTAAATTCTTCTTTAGGTACACCATAAACATTTCTAATAATATGGCTATAACTTTTTGAATGAATGTTTGTTTCAAAGAAACTCCAATTGCTAACCAATGCTTCTAACTCTGGGATAGAAATAACAGGGCCAAACACCTGATTAGGAGCTCGACCTTGAATACTATCCAATGCCGTTTGGCGTAGTAGATTGCTTGTGAAAATATGTTTTACAGCATCAGTTGCTTCTTTGTGATCAATTTTATCTTTAGTTAAGCTTATTTCTTCAGGTACCCAAAAAAATCCTCTAGCTAGTTCTTCAAATTTTTGAATCTTTGGGTATTTTACTTCTTCAAATCTTTGAACGGTGACATTTCCATCTAAAAACATTTTTCTTTTCAAGTAGTTTGTTTGTTTTGAGAGATCGTATTGTTCTTTACTCATTTTATTATCCTAGATAGTTGTTCGGCTGTTGCAGGTCCAAAAGTCCAACCTAGATGGCCGTGCCCTACATTATAGTATATATTAGATTGTTTACTTTGTCTAACTATAGGCATCATATTAGGTGTCATTGGCCGAAGGCAAGCCCATGATCTATAGTCCTTTCTATTTATTTCGGGAAAATTATCTTTCACCCAATTTAAAAGAGGTTCAATGCGATCTCGTCTTATATCGTAATTTTCTCCATCTAATTCTGCTGTACCAGCAACACGAAGCCTATCACCTAATTTACTAGTTACAATTTTAGCTTGATCGTCTAGTAAACTAACAGTAGGCATTAACTCATAATTTTTAATATCTTGTGCTTGAATAGTGATGCTGTATCCTTTTACTGGATAAATCGGTAATTTATCTCCAATTATCTTTGAAAGATTAACACTACCTACTCCATTTGCAATAACTATTTTTTCTTCAGATAGTTGATCAAAATCAGCTATTTTAGTATCGTAGACAAACTGAACAAAATATTTGTTTTTTAAAACGTTAGCTAATTCTGAACAAAACTTATGAATATCACCAGTCCAATCTGATTTAGTCCAAGCTCCTCCTAAAATACCTTTAGAATTAGCCAATCTTGGTTCTAGTTCTAAAATCTCGTCTTTGGATACAATTTTCCATTCACATCCATTAGCTTCGTATAGATCTTGTACTTTTTTAGCATTATTAAAGTATGTTTGATCTTTATAAAAATGCAATATACCGCAATAGCTTTGATCAAAGTTTATATTTTCTTCTTCGATAAGCTTGCGATATAGATAACGAGATTCGATACCTAGCCGTATAGTTTGTGCAGTTCTTCTCGCAGAATCATTATTAGCTGTATGATAAATGAATTTACTTAACCATAGAGCTTTATCCCAATCTAAACTAGGACGAATAAGCAATGGCGCATCTTTTTTAAGAATCCATTTAAAACCTTTAAAAATGTTAGACCATGTAGTCCATACTTCGCTATTACTGACACTGACTTGGCCGCCGTTAGCAAAACTAGTTCGCATAGCAGGGTATGATTCTTGTTCATATACTGTAACTGTGTTTCCTGATTTGGCCAAATAATAAGCAGAAAGTAAGCCGGATATACCGGCTCCTATAATAGCTATTTTCATATATTAATAAATTAACGCCATTTTGGTCCATCAAACCAAGCAACCAAACTATACCTTGTTCCTTGCGTAACAGGAGTAACTTTATGATATACAAAGGAAGGAAAGAATGTTATTGTCCCTTGTTGGCGTATATCTTCAGCTTTTGGTTCTTCATGATGAAGGTCTTCTAGTACTAGGTCACCACCTTTATAAAAGTTCGGATCAGTAAGTTGTACGACACAGCTAAGTTTTCGATGATAGTAAGGATCGTTATTCAACCAAAAAACATCATAATGTTTTTTATATTCTCCCTTGTTGTCAGCTACATATTCTCCTAATTGTACAAAATCTAATTTTGATATATGAAAATTAAAAAAGTTTCTATTCGCTTCGATAGCCGTTGCCCAAAGATCGTTAAAAACATCAGCAAACACAGGATCGTTGCTTTGTAAAAATTTAACCTTACTCCTGCGGACCTGATTATCCATTACTCCGCCGGTTTGATCTCCAACAATACCATGTTGAAAATCATATTTTTTTGATTTTTCGATTAAATCCGAGCAAAATGTCGGAGTCCATCTTTTTAAATAATAACACCATAATCCGTTCATAAGTCCTCTTTTAAAGTTTACATGATTCGCAGGTTTCTTCGTCAAAATTATTATCGTATATAATATTTGATTCAGATGAATTTAAGTTAGGTACTGTTAATACTGGTAAAATATTTGTCCCAGTAATACCTGCTTTTGCACCTACCTTATTAATGAGGCTGTAATAAATGGTTTTTATTCCCCATTTATATGCCAACATTAGATTTTTTGCTACTAACGTGCCGGGAACTTTGTTATCCTTAAAATGTGCAGGATTGTAAAATGTATTGGTGCTTAAAGATTGATCTATATATGCTGCCAGTACTGCCGCAGTTTTGAGATAACCAATACAATCAGTTTGCTCCCACATTAATTGATAACGATTCTTTAATCTCTTGTAATCCGGAACAACTTGAACAAAACTTCCGGCTTTACTTTCTTTAACGCTGATCAACTCCATAGGTAGTTCAATTCCATTAGTGCTGTTTAGTACAACACTACTTGATTCTACAGGAGCAACAGCCATTAATGTACCATTACGAATTCCATATTGTTTCATTCGAGCACGTAGAGGTTCCCAATCTAAACTCGGTGTGAAATCTGTTAATTCATTAACACCTTGTGATCTACGTTCCCATGGAAAGACACCCTTACCGTAATAGGTATGTTTACTGCGTTTACATGAACCACGTTCTTGTGCAAGTTCAACACTGGCTTCAGTAAGATAATAAGACTGATGTTCCACCCAACGTTTTACTTCTGCAAGTGCTTCGCCTTCACCGTATTTTAAATTACGACGTGCATGCCAATAAGCTAGATTAGTAATACCAACGCCAAAAGGTTCAAAATCTTCATTAGCTAATTTACTTTGAATACTCAAGAAGTCTTGATAATTAAGTAGATTACTTAACGAGCGTACTAGTACTCTGCATGCCTTTCTCATATCTTGTGGGTTTCGGAATGCTCCCCAGTTGATGCTGCCAAGAGTGCAAAGAGCAATTCGTCCTTCAGGGTCTTCAATTCTTTGGAAAGGCTTCGTGGGTAGTAGTATCTCCTGGCATAGATTTGATTGATATATTGGATCGCTTCTAGTATCAAAGGGACCTTGATTGATGACATTGTCGATGTTAACAAGATAAATTCTACCTGTGTCAGTCCGCTCTTTAAGAATTCCATTTTTGAATATCTCATCTGCCGATACAACTTTCTTTTTCTTTGTCTTATCTTGTTCATATTGAAGATATAGTTTTTCAAATTCTTTACTATCGCGATAGTATGCTTCGTAAAGATCAGGAACTTCATGCGGATCAAAAAGTGTTATATTTTCGCCATGTTTATATCTACGCCAAAACATTGAATTGACTACAACTGAATAGTCCATTTGACGCACACGGGTTTCTTCTGTACCTTGATTATTTTTTAGTACAATAAGGTCTTCGAATTGATAATGCCAAATTGGAAAAGTTATTGTGCAACTAGCATTACGAATACCACCTTGTGAGCATGAACGAAGATCTGCATACCATTTTTTCAAGAAAGGTATCATACCCGTATGTTTAATTTCTCCATTACGAATAGGGGCACCTAATGGTCGAATACGGCCAATTTCTAGGCCAATTCCGGCTCTTTTTGACGCATATTTGGCCATCATTTCGCCAGCAGCAAATATACTATCCAATGTATCATCACTGCTAATAAGAACGCAACTACTAAATTGTTTAGTAGTAGTACCAAGCCCAGCGAGAACAGGAGTAGCAAGAGTGAAATGACCATCCGAAGCACATTCATAATATTCTTTGACATATTTTAATCTTTTGTCTTTTGGTTCAGGGTGAAATGCTGTAGCAGCAGCAATAGCATATCGCACTTGCGGAGTTTCATAAATCTGTCCTGTAGCACGATTTTGTACGAGATATTTTTCTGCTAATTGTTCTATAGCTGCATAGGTATATTGTTCGTCTTTGCCGTGGTCAATAAAGAGATCTATAATATTCCATTCATCTTCTGTATACCATTCTAGTAGTTCTTTAGTATACATACCTAGTTCAATATTTTTCTTTACAATGGAATACAGTTTCGGAGGATCATAACTACCATACACTTCTTTACGAAGCATACTAACACGTTGTCTGCCTGCAACATATTGATAGTTAGTATTATTAATTTCTGGATTTTCTGGCTCATCGATAAGATTAACCATGGCCTTTAATAAAAGGGCGTCGATAGTTTTAGTGCTTATACCGTCATGGAATTCTAGTTGTGCTTTAATCTCAATCATTGATGGGCTCACTCCATCAATACCTTTACAACCGTATGCAACTTGTCTTTGTATTTTTGAAATATCTAAAGGAACACGACTTCCGTCGCGTTTAACTACTGTAATCATAGTTCAATTCTTTCTAATTAGGAAGATATTTACCAAGGGTAAGAAAGTTCAATTAAATTTTCTAATAAAAACGAATCTGATATTTTTTCAAAAAGAATTGGTTTGTCTTCATCAAAATTTAATACCCACATATTATCTATTAATACAATATTATAACGACCTGTTTTAGTATTGTCTACTAGCGTTCGTATTTCAACTGGAGTATTTTTAAATTTTTTAGTGAATTTAATTGTGAAACCAATCATCAATGCCTTGGTAAAATCATCATATTTGTTATTAACGATAATTTCCCAAGGACTAGGCCAACTAAATTTATTAAATGGATCTATGTTGTGATTATATGGAATAAAAGGAGCATTCTTCCAAAATTCACAAGTATCTTGGAAAGGATTATTAGAATTTTCTAATTGTTCTCTAAATGCAAGCCAAGTGCTTAATCGATCATCTGTATTTTTATTAAACATTTTTAAATCATGGTATTAACTGTATATTCAACAACTACGTCAGTAGAACTGTTTATACATGTTAATTTAACATAATTTTTAGATAAGAAAGCATCACTAGTGTCAAAAATTATTTCAGCTGGACCAACCAGTGGATCATATGATTCGATAAAATTAAAATTATCTGTAATAGCCGAATAACCATCAGGTGCAACGTTAACGATCAATTCACCTTTTCTAGATAGTTTATCGTTGTACATTTGATATCTAACAGAGAAAAATTGATCTTGACCGTTGACTGATAATTTGCAAACATCTCCTGTTGTAGATCCCGAAATTGTAGCAGTAGTTGTTTCACTATTGTCAATTACAGTGCTACCAACTACTAATGGTGCGTAGTAGAAATTTGATGACGAAGTCGAATCCGCCAAGAATTTTCTATGGAAGAAGTTATCAATACATTGATTACCAGGAGAATACAATGCCAATACTGGTGTTGTATCCGTTGATGAAGTAATGTTGTCATCTAACCCTACGCCATTGCCGACCTGTATAAAGAAGTTATCTTTAATCATGTGATTACCTCTTTGAGGTCCAATGTTTGGGCCTATATAGACTGCTTCTCTAACAACATTTTCAAATCGATTATCTGAAATTAAGCTATTTGAAGGACCAGGTAGTGTATCTATAGTATAGATCTCAACTCCTCTATTCATATTGCTAAAAATGTTTTCAACAATAACTGGTCGTATAACTGTACCTGTGCTGCGAACACCTATGTAAAGTCCGTCAAAGCGACAATTTTCGATATGGGAATTCTCGCACAAGTTAACGTCGCCAGAACCAAGACCGCCACCTGTGCCTCGTATTTCAATACCAACGCCGTCTGTAACTAGACCGTAAGTTGTTGTTGATGTAGAATCAAAAGCTGTTCTCAAAATACAATTTTCAACTCTAGCATCTAATACATTGTCTAATGATATCAATGCGTTATCAGAATTTTTTGTATCTTCATATTCTAGAGTAAGATCTTTAATAACTACAGATCTAGATCTTTTCACGCCGGATTGCATTCCATCTTCAAATGTATTACCGTCGGCATCTATTGTTCTAAAAATATTTGTTGTTGAGCTAACTAAAGTCAATTTAGTTAATTCCGGGCTTTCACCTTTAATTACTGCATAAGGTGGTAACTCAATTGCACTTGATATGTAGTAATTTCCTGGAGGAATTTTTAATTCTCTTCTAGCGTCATTACGTTCGTAGGAATCAAAAGTACCGTTTAAAAATAGTGTATTAACGGCTGTTTGAAATTCTGTCGAAATATCTGTTGCAGTGAAACTAGAAACAACGCCAAACTCTGTTAAGCTAACATATTCATCTAATTTATTTTGAATAAAGCGAGAAATAGTTGCCGATGAAATATAAGAAGCTTCGGGCCTATATTGGTAAGGAGTTAATATTGTTGCTGTACTAGTAATATTCAAAAGGCTGAAAATATTACTAATATCATTTTCAGTTAATATTCTAGTGTTATTATCGTCAACTGCGCCTTCTGATATTCTCTTACCGATGTAAAGATTTTCAGTATCTTGTGCCCAGCCAAATTCGCCTGGTTCTAGTTGTGGTACTCCGGTTTGAAGTTCTTGTCCTCTGCGAACTTGAATTCTTGCTATTTCGATTACCGCCATGTTTATATCCTCAATATAGGATATTTATCTTAAGTTAGCATTTGTTTCATTCCGGATAAATTGTTTGCATAGAACTCTTCGATTTTTCCAAGCCACATATCTTGATATTTGTTAAATTCAGAGGGCCATAAATCAAATTGTTGATATTGTAGATCTCTAGAACACATAAAAACGTGTCCTTCACGGATATTTGTACCATATACTTCATTATGAGCCATAATATAGGCTACTAATTGAACCTTATAGTCTTCAACCCATTCTTCTTTTTTGGGTTTATTTGTTTGTTTGTAGTCACAAACACTGGGATTACCTTTGTAAACTGCTACTAGATCTGTAGTTCCGCTATATAGTCCGGGAAAATATAAACTTTGTTCCATTGCCCATATTTCATCAATATTTCGGATAGCATTTTCGATAATTGTATCGGCCATTTTATTAGCTTGAACATGTACAGGATTATTACCGGGTTGACGTTGTACTCCAGCAATGAATCGTTCAAGATTGGCGTGCATAGCAGTTCCAACACCTGCTGCTTCTTTGGTAATTTGATTAGCTTTTTCAGTTCCTACTCTTTTGCGCCACTCATTGATAGCAGTCATATCTTTAGTGGCGCTTAAGATTGTTGTAACGCTTGGTAGTTTTTCACCTGTTGGTGTTTTATAAACTCGTTTTCCTGTTGTTGGATCAGTAATTTGTACGCAATTTTGATATTTTATTTTTTCAATAAATGGTGGAGGGGTATAATGATTCATAACTTTAATTATACTAGATTAGTATAACAAGGTCAAAAAATATATCAGGGTTTTAGTTTATCAGGCAAACCGCGCGATGCCATTTTTTCAACACTAGGAGCTCGCGGTACGTTTTTATTTGCATCCGGTGTAGCTGCTTGATTTTTAGTGTTAATGACAACCATATCACGTCCAGAAGGATCTTTTTCAATTGCCTTAATAATTTTATCTTTTTCGTCAAACTTGTTATTCCAAGCATCTAATGCATCAGGAGTAGAGATTCCAAAATCATCTATATTGACCATTTTTTTCAAAGCATTAAAGGAGATGGATAAGGCATCTCCTTTTTCGTCAGCTTGAGCTTGAAGGATCCTTAATACATCGAGTAAGGGTCCAACTGATGCAACTTCGAATAATCTCATTATCTTGCTAATTTAGCCATGATACTATGTGATTCAGCTAACTTTTGAGAAAATTTGCTTTCTCTCATTTCTCTTCCAGTTGTTGCTGGTTCACTAGCAGCAAATTCGTCCGGAATTGGTTCGTTCATTGCATCTGGAGCAGCTGGTTCAACACCTGGTTCCATTTCCGGGGTTGGTGCCATATCTGGTGTTGTTCCCATTGGTTCTGGTTCAGGTAATTGTTCTCCTGCTAGAGTTGCTATGGCACGACTAATGATTTCACGTTGAGATGTTAAAGTTTCTAACGTAGAAGCTAATGCAGGAGCTACTGCTTGTTTAAATGCTTCAGCTTGTTGTGCTCCAAAATTATGACGTATTTCATCACCTAGTTCAATCATAACTTTAGTTTGATATTGACCAACACGTTGCATCCAACTAGTAAAATCGTTGGCCATATCTCCTGCTGCTGTAATTGCTTCTGCTTTTTCTTCTTCGTCTTCACTTAACAAATATTGTAAACTTTCATTAACAACTTTCACATGACGACGATATATTTCTGCAGATTCATTTTTTTGAGATTTTTTAATCGACTTGCCGATCTCGTGTCCTTTTTTAACAACAGCCTTTGGTAGGTCCTTTGCTGGAGTTTTCTTAATTCCTGCTTCTTTTTTAGCAGCAGCCATGCCAACTGCAAATGGTTCTTTAGCTTGTTTTGCTTCTCCCATTGGGCATTCTTTCATTTTGTGTACGGGACACATTTTGCCTTCGGCAGTATGATTACAAGATTTGGTGCTTTCACCTACTTTCTTTTCGGCTTTTTTCATATCTTTATCTTTGCCGCCATCATCAAATGTTTCTGGCTTACGAGTATATTTTTTGCCTTTTTCTGTTGTCGCTACATTAAATTTGCCTGTGCCTTTTGCCTTTTTTTCTGCTTCGCCACGATCCTTGACATCTTTCATCATGTCGTCAAACCCTTCTTCGACACTTTCTTCTTTTTTAGCTTTACCGCCTTTTTGATCTTTACCAGTAGCACCAGCAATAACATCACCGCGTGTTACCTTATCAAAAGGAGGATAGTTATTGGCTAGGTTGCCATCACCGCTGCCTTTTGATCCTTGAGGATGTTTTGCGGTCTTTACATTTTTTTTGCCTTCTTCTAACATTTGTAGTTTGTCTTTTAATTTTTTGATGTCTTCGCCTAGCATTTCTTTAATCCTTGTGTTGAGCAATTCTAACATTGCTTTGTTTTTTTGGTATGTTTCGTTGGTCAATAGATCATTTATACCTGCTTGACCTTCTTGCTGAAAAACATGAGTACGCAATTTATTACGCATATCTTCAAGTTGTTCACGAGAATACTTGCTTAAATTAACCTTTGCGTTAAAATGTTTAGCAATGTTTTCTTGAATTTGTACACTGCTTAATTTATTAAAAAAAACATCAGTTTTCATATTTTCTGTTCCAAAAAATGGTTAATTTTATTTATACAAGTTTTCGAAGTTTCTCAAAAGTTCTTTCTATGTCTTTTCGAAAGAATTCTTTTTTATGTCTAGCTTTTATAGCTTTTGTTTCATAGACATCTATCAAATTTGATTTGGATTTAGACCTTAATAGTCTTGTCTCTAGAGCTTCTTCAAAAAAAGCATAACCATATTGCCTGTCTTTTTGCAAGATAGCTGTATCTAAAAATTTACCTAATGCTAAATTGTTAGCTACTAGAATAGCCGTTTGGGGTAAATTTATTTTATCAACTACTTGTGCTCCTGCATAATCTAATATCGAATAAAATACACCAGTTTTCTTAATAGTATAATTCCCTATACTTATAGTCCCATCATCATTTTTAACAGGGATAGCTAATCCTTTTTTTCGAAAGTTATTCTTAACTTGGGTTGATATAACAACCATTTTTTGATATATATCTTTTGTTAAATGATTATTCATTTTTTAATTAATGTATTATTATCAGTATCAATAATATAGATACCTTTACGTACTAAATTTTGTGCTAACCAATTGTCACGTTCACTTAAAGATGAAATTTTTACTTTTGAATGTTTATCAGTAAAAGTTTTTTCTTCGTTAGTAAGGACAATCTTTAGCCCAGATAATAAATGTTGGATTTTCATGATTGTGGTTGTTGCGCCAGTGCTGCTTTTAGTTCAGGACTATTCATTAGATCATTAACCTTTAATCTAACAGTTGCATTACCTATAGAAGGATCTTGTATTCCTATTTCGTCAGGTTTATCTACTTGAACAACTTTTGCTTGAGTACCACTTTTGGTTATAGACGGAATATTTGTTCCTGGTTTAAGAACATCTTTGATAGTTTTTTGATCTTGGGGTGTTGATCCTGTAATTTTATTAGCAACAGATTTTCCAACGGCAGCACCTGCTGTAGTAGCTGCTGTAGTTAGTGCAGTTGATCCTGCAGACTTTATTGCAGGTGCTACTGCTTTACCTGCTGTTGATAACCCTCGTAGTGCTGCACCACCTAATGCTGCACCACCTCTTAATATGCCACCTACAATACTGGCCAATGCAGGGAAAGCTTCGTCGACAGGTTGTTGCCTAATAAATTCTTTTGCTCGCATATTAATAGTAGGTCCTTTTCTCTAAAGTTTAAATTTACCTTATAGAGCTTTAATAATTGTATTTTTGAACTGATCGTCTGACAAATCAAACATCGGTGTATCAATATTTACCGTTTCGGCTAGATTTTTTATAACCGGAACCTGATGTATATCATTAATTAATAATCCTAATTCATTACCATTATCATCTAGATAAACTTTATCACGGTCGGGAGCTATTTTAAATGTCCATACATTTTGTTTACCTTTGAATGCCGTCCCAAATCCTAAATTTTTTATGTCAACTTTTTCTACTTGTGGTTTTTCTGGATATGACACTACGCTTTTAAGTTCTATACATTGCATAAGTGTGATAAAATTTTTATTTTGATTTAGTTGAAACGTGCTTCCTTGATTAGGGCGAATAACGCCAGTTGCTGTGATATCAATTAATGTTTTTATTTCAATATATTTCATAAACTACCTACTTTATAGTGTAGATATTTATAGTCAAAAAGAAAGGGGTATTAAAAATACCCCTTTGGTGTAACTTAATTTAAAAATTAAGAAACTGTGAATGCTGCACCTTCTGTTACGTCGGTACCGCTTACATCCATGTTGTTAGAACCAACAGAGGTTCCAAGAGCACGAATTACTTCTTCTAGACCTGGCTGTGTTGCGCTGCCTGTTGAAGCAGATGGAGCATTGTGACCGTCAACGATCAAATGAATGTTTCCACTGTTGTTGTTAGGAACATAGTAAGCAATTGTTGGGGGGCAAACACGTAGGATTGCCTCAACTGCTAGTCCTAGACCACCGTCTTTTCCAGAAGCCATTTCTGGACGTAGATCGCGAGCAGAACCGCCTGCTTCTTTAACGACGATGTTAAAAAACTTAACGTTACCGCCTAATTGTGCACCTGATACACCGTTGATGACGCCTTCTACACCAACACCACCATGAATTCTTGTTACTGGCATTTTATTTTCTCCTTAATCTTTGAAGCTTCATTATGAAGCTTATGGTAATTTTATTTATTCATTATTAAAAAAAATGCCTCTAATAGGTTTTTAATCGTCATTTTTTATATCACCGTCAATGACAGTAAGCCCTTTAGCAACATCTTTACTATCTCGTAATTTTCTTATACTTCGTATAAATTTATTAGGATCACTACCTTTAATACTATTAATTAATCGTCTTTCTAATTCATAAGCTTGATCCGGACTATAACTTTCTTTAATTAAATTAATTAAATTAATAGCACTATCAATGACATGTGTAGCACGGCTTTCAATTACAGCCTCACTATACTTTTTTTCATGGATAGCATTTAATTCTTCTAATAAACTACGAGTAGCTCTTTTCAAGATACATTTCCTTTTGAATATTTATTCTAACATTGATTATAAAATATTTTTATACCTTTATCAATAATTTGATGAATTGTACACCGCAAAAACTAATTTGCTAAATATTATCAGTAGAAACCATGAGTCTTTACTATTACACAGAAAGGTAACACACAATGTTAGAAATGAGTCAACTTGGTGCTGTAATTAAGCACTTTTTTCGATCACCTAGTTATGGTGATACATTAAGAGAATACGTCATCAAACACAATCCTAAAACTACATCTGATATAGAGATGCTAGAAAAAAGATGGCTATATAGACAAAACAACTACACAGGCGGAGGGCAATGGCTATGAAACTATTAAACAAACTATGGGAAACTTTATTAGCATGGGGTGAAGAAGTTTATCAACATCGTAAAAAATATAAAATAACTCAAATGTATTAAGGATCGCTAAATGGAAATAATACAATTAGGTCTTATAAGTTTTGTTATATTAATAGTCGGCGTCATCCTGGATGAGTTAGTTCTACTTTTTTAAGTAAAATTGTGTCATTCTATTTGTAATACACTGCAAACATCTATATAATAAATAACTGTGCAGTACAAAACACAGCATAACAGACATACATACACAAGGAGAAAAATATGTCAAATAATGATCGCATTTTACCAGAATTCAAAATGCCCGAAGTTAAGTTTAATAAAACAGGATTTGAAATTCGTTCAGATATTTTAGCCATGGCTAAAGAATTTGTTACGCAAGATTTTCACATGAAATGGCAAGGCTGGGAATTAACTGCTAAACGTGATGAAAAAACTGGACAAATTGTCAGCAAAGTTGATATGCCTCAGTTTCCCGGATTAGATAAGATCTTAGAAACTGCTGAAAAAATGAATTCGTTTGTGACTAACAAAAGAGATTAATTTTTCAAACTTATTTAAAGCGGACTATAGGTCCGCTTTTTTGCATTTGTCTCCGTGCCATCTATTGTAATTTGAGAGACTAACTTCTTTTAAACAATTAGGACATGAATATTTTTTAGGAGTTTTTCCTTTATTTGAACTAATTTTTCCATACATAGGATTATTTGTTCCTGATCTCTTTTTTCTTGATTCTTCGCTCCAGGACCATAGTCCTACTTTTCCGTTATTTGGATGAATTTTTCCGTACATAGGATTATTGTTACCTGATACATTTGCATGATTGTTTTTCATTTTTATACGAGTTTCACTCGTATGTTTTTTTCCGTAAAAAAAATTTAATTCTCCTAACATTTTTTTACTATGGTCTGGTCTTGGAATTCCTCTTAATTTATCTGCTCTTTTTTTAATTATTTCTGGTGATTGTTTATATCCGGCATTACCTTCTCCGCCTTCGCTCTTATTAAGTAATATTCCTGACCCATTTATTTTCCTGCCGTACCATCTAATCATCCTACGCTCAATAGCCAGGGCACCGACATCAGTTAAATTTTTTTCTAAAAATACAATTTTTGTTCTGTCTTTTGGAACGGTTATGCCAGGATGTTTATCATAGGCTCTGTTTTTCTTACCTTTTCCTATATAGTAAGGTGATCCGTCTTTTTTACGTAGATAAGCGTAAACATAATAAATATTCATGCTGATAAGGTCCTTTCTTATTAGAGTAGTTGGATATTGGCGTATCGCGAACTACAATTTTATTTATAAAAATAATTATATACGGCGTAGCCACAAATTATATTACTAAAACAAAAGCCCTAGGAAACTAGGGCTTTCTTATTTCTTACGTCCTTGACGCATATTGATTTGCCAGTGTGCTAGTTGTTTCTTACGTGGGCTAGCAGATTTGCTAGAACGTATCTTTTTTAATTGTGCTATGGTCATACCTTTACGAATACCGTGTCTAGCACTATCACCTTTATCTTGTGGATTACGCCCGTCAGCAAAGTTTTCCGCCACACCTTGCTGACGTTGAATTTCATTAAATGTATCAGATATTGCTTTAGCCGCGTCTTTTACGTCTCCAGTGTTTTTCATAGCATTATATCCGGCCTCTATAGCGGCGATATGGTCTTCTTCACTAGGTACCCATCCTTTAACCAGTTTAGATAGCATTTCCATTTTACGTGGCAACATTTTTAATTGCCAATCTCGCCATGCTTCTGCTTCTTTGTTAAAATTTTCATCTTCACCAACATGTTTAAAATATTGAACTTGGCGTTCTCTTTTTTCTGCTCCGGCGCGAGTTGGATATGTTCCTAAATTACGACCTTTTTTGCTAACTAATCTAAATTTTCCGCCTTTTACTTTACGTATTGTTTCTGCTAGATCTTTTGCTAACATTTTAGCAGGTATGACTTTTTTAACATCTTCAGGACGATCGATATCATGAACACTTAATCCTAGACGTTTTAGTAAAGGTAATAACTTATGTTCTTCTTCCTCACTACCAAACGCTATAACAGTATGAGGTGCACCTTGGCCAAATATTTTAGGATCAGCATCATCTAAATCACTTATGACCATTCCTAATTTATACCAATCATATACATCACTTACATCTACCATTGTAGTACCTTTAGGAAATGGTATTAGTTGTTCTCCAGGACCAGTTGGTATATTACCTCTATCTCCTGCACTTTCATTTTTCTTACGACCTCGACAATGAGCACGTTGACTAAAACCTTTTGGATTAGAACAATTAATACTTCGCTTATACTTTTCACTCCATGCTTCGGCAATAACTGGTTTTACTTTTAGATACTCAGGATAGCGTTTATTAAAATTACGCATAACTATACCAGCAAGAGCATTGGCTTCGTTTTCTTCCGGGCTTCCTGTGTTACCGCTCATGTGATTAAGTTTATGTTCAGTGTCTTGTTTATAATGAACTAGTTCGTGTGCTACAGTTCTTAGTATATCATTAGGATGACGATTAGCCAACCCTACATGCAATACATGGTCGTTGTTAACGTATTGTCCAAATGTAGGTTGATCAGGACTTTCGACTTCTTTTTCAAATACCATCTTAGGTAATGATTCGAGACCGATTATCTCCATTGCAAGAGGTAAAAATTTGCGGAACATTTCCACAAAATTTTCTTTAGGATTATCAAATTCTTGTGCTCTCATATATTACCTGCGTGGTCGATTTGCTTTGACTGCTATACCCATGGAGTCTGCACCTTTAAATGGTGAGTTAGGATCACCAGTTGCCATTTCTTCTGCTTTATCCGCACTAGGAGCAGTAATTTTAATTGGTTTTATTTTATCATAAGGTGGTTCAACACTATAAACCCACCATGTTAAATTTGGTCGAGTTAAAACAAAATCTGCTCCTTTTTGTTCAAATGTCCAATCAGGTAATAATCTTTTAATCATTCTAGCATATAGATCTTGTCTAGAACCTTCTTTAGCAGCAAAAGTAAGTCTTCGTATTGATTTTCCTTTTTTGTTAATAAACTCTTTCATAATATTAACAACGGTAGAGAACACTTCGGATGATCTGCCAGTACCAGTTATTCCATAATGGGATGCTCCGGGGGGAGGGTTTTCGATAACAAATTCAACGTCCCAATCACCCGGTGCTTCATATGGGTCTTGATATGCTATAAATCTATAAGGAACGTCGCCAACAGTAAAATTGGCTTCAGCAGTATAGTTATCAAAATGTTTCCACTCCCATGTTTTGGTAGTGTCTTGTGCTCCGAATAGTTCAGTAATTCTCATAATATGTATTTAGTGCTCACTTCGTCTACAGAATGGCGTTAAAGTAGAACTAGCAGCAGCCGCCATACACACCCGTAAAGATTAACGGTCCTAAGGGTGTTAATACATTACAAAAAAATATATTCCTATTACTCCTAAAATAATTAATGCTATCCACCAATCTAAAAAGGCAAACATAGCAATTAGACCTATTACCCAAAGTATATGGTAAAGGTGAAACCAAATTTCTTTGTCAGCACCAGCTTTGTTTTGCTTCGCCATAATATTCTCTCGCAAAACCATTTTGAATTAACATTTGACGTAGACTACGTCCGTCTAATATAACATCACCTAAGACGCGACCGCCAAACTTGTCCCAATTCATAAGAACTACTTGACGACGTTGTGCCGATGCAACTTGTTGTTTTGTAAATGCAGTGGCCATTTCTCCACGTTGCGCTTCCTGAGGACATTGAGCACGGTGTCCTTTTTCAGGAGTATCAACACCGAACACTCGGATACTTAATTCTTGTTTTAATGGTGCAGGTAAGAAAGGTGCCTGAAATGCTACAGTATCACCGTCTAACACTCTTGTTATTGGAAAATCATAAGCAACTCCGGGCATTTGTTTTTGTGCAAATACCATTAGAGGTAATAACAATAAGATTGATAAAAATTTTTTCATAGTTTTCCTTTTATGTAACTTCTTCCCAATTAATACTAGATAATGTCCCGCCTGCGTCACTACATGCAACTTCAATTACAAATTCATATCTTGTTGTTGTAGATACTGCTAATGTATTTCTTTCTAATTGAAACCTAAACGGATAATCTTCCAACGCTACAGCAGCACCACTTTGATTAGTTGCTATAATATAACCTTGTTCATAAACAATACCATTAGTAACTGTTGTAGCAGATAAGTTATATTCTACAGAACTATCACTTCCTGCAGATACCCAATTACCGCCACTAGTAATTGCACCTGATACTATACGATAACTGTAATTTTTTGCAATAGTAGGTGCAATACTAAAATTTTTAGGTATAACTATTGCACCATCTCTACCTTCTTTTAACCGTATACTTAACACTGGAAAATATACATTTACTTGTTGATTAGTGTTTGTCCTAGGTGCATTTAAATCATGTCCAATACTTCTAGGTCTTCCGCGTAATTCATATCCGCCTTCTGATATAACACTGGTACAAATCTGTCTATACGTGCTACTAGATAAAGTATTTGTAATATTTTCTATTTCAACTCTAACAGGCAAACAAGCCGTGCCCATGTAAGTTGTTGTAAAACCTGCAACATTAGAATGATGAAAATTATGAACTGGTACAAATTCGCCGTCGATAACAAATCCCACTCTACTTGTTCCCACCCCTAACCATTGCACATCAATAAACATAATTTGTGCAACATCTAAATTTAATATTTTTGTTGATGTTCCTAATCCGTCTAAAGGATCAATATTCCAATTAGATTGAACTATTTTTTCTGTTTCTTGTGGCGTACCATTAACTGAACTAGATCTAATAATAAAACTAGTTTCTGAGCCTAATCTTTGTAAAAATATTCCGTTATTAATATCAAAATAACCTATACGCTGTCTTAATCCAGATTGTGCAGGTGCCATACAGAAAGTAGTTAAAACAGATAAACTTTTACCAGGTTGATAAGCAAATACTCTATTTGTTTCTCTATAAACTTTAGCACCAGACTCGGTTCCTACACGCATTATAATACTGCTACTAAATGCTTCGTGTGTGCATGTGCTGTTAGTACCTGTTGTATAAACACTTACTTTTCCATTATCTTGATACCGGTGAAAGCTATCAAATAGAGTAAATGGTTGTGAAACTCTTAACCTACCAAATGCATCATTTGCTGTAGGTGCTGCGCCCGATGTTGTTCTTAAAACAGGTTGTCCTAGTGTGTTATACTCCATAGCCTTATGAATATTCAGGATGTTACTTTCCTGAGGATGTTCATAATTTGTGCTATTTGTAATATAACGATCTACTGGCATAATTAGGTAATCCAGGGTCTATGTTCTGTTAATGTATTTGCTACATTAGTTGCAGTATTACCAATATATTTGTCTGCTAATAAATCTACATCATAAACATTATATACACGATAATAATTTGTAGTTGTATTTCCACCTGCCTGTCTACGTAATTGTGCCAATTCTAACTTAGCAACTTGTTTAGCTTCTTTGGTAGCTAACGTTGAAATTGTATTTGAACTATATATTGTTGTAGCTGTAGTTACACCATACGACCCTAATGATCCACTAACTAAAACTGTAGCCGTTGTAGTTACAGGATTTAGAATATAAAATTCCATTATAGCAGTGTCAACACCTTCGGCAGTGTTAACTAGAGCTTTTAACTGACTTACTGTAGTTGCAGTAGTGGCTGCAATATTCAATCTTGTAGCACTATTAAGAAAACTTTGAACCTGGATAGCCACTTTTAGACTCCCGGTTTATGTTGATAGTTAGGATACATACTAACACTATCACTACGCATATCAGCAGGATTTTTAGGTCCCATCCAGCCGCCACCTGCGTGTGTAGTAACTGCTTCGATACCTGCCACAGTTTCAGCAGGACTGTTATTATACATTTGTCCGTATTCGGATGTTAATAAATCAACGATCTGTTGAAAACGATTTACATCATCGCCGTAGGGACCGGTAGTAGGTTCAACTACGGTTGCTACCGCAACAGGTTCTTGTTCTATTTCAATATGATCAATTAGATCTAACACACTTCTAATAATTTCTGTTGCTCGCATAACTATTCCTATTATTTGTTATTTATTGTAATTAATAGTAAGAATAATAGGTTGGATTTTTTCTAACTATAATCTCTGCTCGCACAATAACACCAGCATTATAAGGTGTAGAGTTATTAGAAATAATTGCCAATCCTTCACCACTGCGTATTACAAATCCCTGCAATTGATCATCGCTAAAATTAAATCCAAAACTAGTGAAATAGTCAGTCCATTGCATAGCACTTTGAATTTCACCTGCTAATTGGCTTGTGCCAGCTGATTTTGAACCATTACCGTGTTGTAATAATCGTGCGCCAAACGTTCTTGCACGTCTAAAAGCAGCAAAGTTTGTTCCAGGATAGCCTAAATCATCTGCGGGATTTATGCCGCCAATAACAGACAACGTAATCGGTGCTAGTAATGTGCCTTGTCTAATAGTCAAATAGGGAACCGATTGTGCTATACCGTTATGAGATACAGGCGTAACAGCTTCTCCTTCTGCACGTAGGTCATTTACTCGAGTAACTCGAACAGTAGGTTGATCTAGGTTAGTCGTTAATGTAGTGCTAGGCCCAGGTTGCCAAACTTCTATTTTAATTACACTGATACTAACACCCGAACCAACGCCGTTAAAAATAGCAAATTGAGCATTTTGTCCAGTAGGCGGATACAGCTCAAATAAGCCTGTATGTGTATTAGCTCCAACTTCTATAGTTATTTGACAGATAAAACTGGCATTAGCAGAATCAAACGTTGGAATAACAGCCATTCCTTCACCTTCTGCTAACACTATTCCATCGTTCCCGTCAAATCTTCCAGAGTCCCATATTGTAGAATTAGATGCTCCTCTAGCTCCTGACATTGATGCAAATTGATTAACATTATTATATGGTGTTGCTAGACTGTTTACAAATCTGGTCATTCCTCTATAAGTAGGCGAACCAGCAGCAAGAGTTACATTATCTGGTAGATTTACAATCTTTACTTGGCTAGGTATTGCCGTAGCAGTAGTAACATAGGCAACCATATCAATAGGATCTCCACCTGATACCGCTGTTATATCACCAATTAAGAACCTAGCCGGAGCATTAACTAGATCATAACTAGGCACAGTTCTAATATCTATACTGCGAATTTCAAATTCATACTGTCCGGTAGGATCATCATTAAGGAAGGTTAATAAACCACCTTCCTGCTCTGCTGAACATCGTGCGCGAACAGTCCAAGATTGCTGTGCCATATAATCTCCAATTAGGTATTAGTAAACTCAATTTCTAAGTCCGCTGTTCCCACAGTCTGTGTGATACTTTGTATAGTAAATCCCTGTGCGTTAGCTGCTAGACAAGTAACTGGGTCAACTACTGTATCACCATAACCTGAGTTCCAAATTTCAGCAAATGGAACTAGACACATTAGGGCATCCCAGTCCGCAGTAGTCACAGTAGGTTCGTCAGGGCTCATTAATAGACGACGGAATTGAGCACCTGTAGTAATAGTTCTACCAGTTCCTGCTGATGTGTTAGCGTTCAGAGCTGCGTTAGACGTATTATGTGCAACAGGAGTAACTGCTGTTCCCGCACTTGCTGCACTTGTTCTAAAAATTGACACAAAGTTTAAAACACCAGTAATTGCTGTGGTTTGATTATTAAATAACCATGCTCGATAAATTCTCACAGTTGCAGTTGATGCTGCACCGTTGAACACATCCAACATGTGTTTGTTTGCTGCGTAGGTTGCAGCACTTGTAAAAGCGTGCCATGTAGCTGCCATTTTATTTTTCCTTTATATATGTTGAGGTAAGCTGATAATTTTACCTGTTCCCTGTGTCGACTTAAACAGATCAACACCACGTCCAGTTTCAGCAATAATTAACTTTAACCCGCCTGGTTGAGCAAGTTTTTGTATTCTTTCTTTAAATATAGTCTTTCTTTCGATATCAGCATTAGCTGGAATTTCTCTTGATGACATCATCTTATATGCTTTTAATCTAGCTGCTTCAACCATTGCAGAATTTATCCAGCAATGGTGTGTAAGCTCCCACTGCCCTCTTTCTTGATTAAAAGCAATCATCATTTCCTTTGTCATATTGACCTTTCTAAAATATATCCGTTATCAAGTTCTATAACTGATTGAAATCTCAAATTTGAATCAGTTAGCCCGCATATAGGGCAAGTTGTTTCGCCATTTGGATTTACTCTTACACTTTCAGCGATGCTTTCTGCAACACTGGCTGCGGTGCAAGTATCG